ATAGGTGTATCCTTTTTACTTGTAGTCATCAAGGCTTTACCTATGACATCATTTGCCTCATCCATAACAAGACCTAATATATTATCTTTGCCTGAGAAATCATATACGTTAAGCTTCTTTTTTGCCATTGCCTCAAAGTATTGTTTTATAGCAAACAAGTTGGATTTTGGTTTTACGGACAAAATATCACCAAAGGGATTTGTAACAGGCAGTAAGTCTGCGTCCTCAAATATCTTTTGAATAGCTTTATCTGCTTCAGATTCGCTAAGTTTTCTATTAGTCCTTATAGGTAAGTACTTGTTAAACATAAAATCTTCAAAGTCTTCAAATAGAGTTCCCGGCATATCAAACTCAGGTTTAAAAGCTATGTCTTCCATAGCAGACTTAAACTCTTTTCGGTACTCTTCGGTAGCCTCACCAATAACTTTGCTAGGATTATCTGACATATTTTGTATTACGTCAGACTGCAGTTCTTCTATCAAAATGTAATCTGGTCCCTCGTCAGGAGTTCTCGCATTGTAAAGACCCTCTGTTTCAGTCTTAGAACCTAACAAGTTTTGCCTTAAACTATAACGAGTGTGTGCTAAGTTAGAACCACCGTGATGTGTCATTAGACCTAAATCTTCACCTGCAACATCAATGCCTAGTTCTTGATAGCCTACCTCTGGGTCTGTTAAATTACTTTGTCTTTGAGTGTTACGATACAAAGGATTCTTTTTTAAGGCCTTAATGTTTAAAGACCCAATATCTACAGCCTCGGTATCAATAGAATACTCATCTGCATAATCAAGCACATTACTGTTGCTACCTCTAGTGTACCTTCTCTCAGGCTCTAAACCAAACCCCCTGTATTCCAACTCACCTTTGGTTACTTTAGGTGCACGTTTACGTACAAACGATTCAATGTTTCTTCCTCTAGTACCCTCTTTACTTATAGGAGCATTCTCAATAGCAGACTCCATAGGACTGTAGAACTCAGCAACAGTATCTGTATCAGGGTCCGATACATCATCAAGCATACCCCCTGTCTCCTTAAACATAGGATTAAACTTAGGGTTATCCGTAGCCCCGAAAGCTTCCTTGAGTTCTTTGGAGATAAACCTTGTTAGCGCACTCATTGCTGTTGTGTCCCTGTAAAGCCTTGCTCACCCGGAGCAGGTGCGGAGCCTGTACCTATGTTCCCCCCTCCACCGCCAGAGGAGTCCTGTGGGCCTGTAGGAGCCTGCCCTTGTGGTGCAGGGGCTTGACCACCCGACTGGGGAACTGCACCTTGTGGTGCCTCTGGTAGAGGCTGTGCAAACTTCTTGAGTATCTCCGCTTGGATTGCTGCGTCTTGTAGACTATTAGTTACCTTATCAGGGTCAAGGTCCATGCTCACAGCAATCTCACGAATGATGTAATCCATCTTAGCAAAAGGTGCTAGTGTTGGGTTTTGTGCTACCTGCAGGAACTGCATCAAACGTTGGCTACGTACTTCGTTAGCCATCAAGCTTTCAGTACCCTGTGCGCGTACTTCCAAGTCACCCTTAATAGAAGGATCAAAGTCAAACTGCATGTTAAAGTTAAAGAACGCCTTACCTAGAGGGGCAAGCATGTAATCATCTACGTTCTTAATTACATTCCGTATAGAACCATTAGCAGCAGACATGAGCATACTAATGCCAGAAGCTGTACGTCCGACACCTTGTACTCCTGTCTGACCGTGAGCAAAGCTAGGAAAGCCTGTACTCTCATCTGCTAATGTACGAGCCTTGTCGAATAGCTGCATATTCTCGCCAGCAACATTCGGAAACTTGGTGCCAAAAATTGCTTGACCGGGTGCACCCCCTTGTCTTCTAAAGACTTTTCCGGGATACAGAGATAAATCTTGGCCGGGAACTAAGTTGGTTTCATCAATTTCTATCAAAAGGTTACCTGACATAACCGCATTGTCTACAGCCATACGCATGAACCCATTCATAAGAGTCTGTGTATCATCCATATTCTCAGCTATACCTACACCAAAGAAGCTATAAGGATTAAGCTCATAAGGTACAGCGTAGTAAGGAATGAGTGCAGGTTTAAATGGATTCATAACTAAACGAATAACGTGATTGTTACACACCCAAATGTTAACACTCAACTGCTCTGAGTCTTTTAGTTCTTTAGGAATATCAACATCATGCTCTTTAAGGATTTCAGTATCTACGTATCCCCAAAACTCAAACAACTCATAACGTTCTGCTTTTGACTCTTGAGAGTCATCCTCCATAGCTTGTTCCCACCACTTCTTCTCATAGGACTCACCCATGTTAAGAGACTTCTCAATGGCGTTATCACGAAAGAAAGGCCGACCCTTAAGTGCACGTACCTGTGAGCGTGACAACTTGTGACGTTCAACAATATACTCAGCTTCATCCATGTTAGCTGCATCAGGGTCAGGGTAGAAGTTCCATATGGATACATGGCTAGTAGAAGGCACAGTCTTGATTGTAGGTGAGTACTCACCTTCCTCATTCCAGTTAGGATACTCTTTGTTGACAGCAAATGGACCCTTCATAATACCTGTGCCAAACAATGCCAACTCAAAAGAACTCAAGCGCAACTGCTTATTAGCACCTGATTCTTCTAGTTGATCGTGTATTTTCTTCTGCATCTTCTTAGCTGCAATCATAGCAGGGCTAAATGTTACTGCAGTAGGGCTTGTTCCGGGGCCATCTATTAGTTTGTCTTCAATAGGTTGCATCTTCTTAAACATGCCACCCACGCGCTCACGCAAGGATACAACAGTATCTCCCGGCTCAAGAGCAGTATCGCTATTAAACAAAGGTGGAGGGCTAAAGGCTTCTTTTAATTCACCCATTCCCTCCTCTGCTTTAGGATTAGTTTCAAAGTGCACTGACTCTTGAATACCCTCTGGTAGTGTAGTAGGATCAATAGCAAGAGGAAACTTCTTGTTACCAAACAATACGTCTACTACTTGACCATAAGCAGCCAGTGTTTTAGTCTTAGTAACTTTTACAAATACTCTTGACTTTTCAGCTTCTGTAAATTGTACTTCAGTGTTGTATATACCTCTGTAGTTACGATAGGCATCCATCCAACGCTGTTCATCAACAAACCTTGCATCTTCAGCTTTATTAAACTTACTCATAACTAAGTCAATAATGTGTCCTGCTTTAGGATCAGACATAGATTCAGTGGTCACATCTTTAATGTGTGCTGATTCTGCAGATTCTAAGTTCTGTTCAAAGTCGGTTGTAAAATCTTCAGGGTCCATACTTAATATCCAAATGTAGGATCAGCAGCTTGGAAGCCACTTCTCTGTGTTGCAGGATTGAAATCCCATAGGGAACTTCTAGGTCTTGTCATTATACCGTATCTAATAGCGTCATACAAGTGGTCTTCTGCATTTGTATCAACGTCTTCTGGATTGCGCTTGTCTAAGGGTAGACTAGGTAGTTGCGCTATACAGTTGGTGCAGGTAGAAAAGAATACGAGTTGGGGTTCCTCAGTAAACTCATCTACCTGCAAACGGCGGTGTATCTCATTTTTACCTGAAACCCTAGACCCTTTTGAACGATCTGAAGGCCTCCAGCGACAGCCCCTCATAATCATTTGTTCAGCTAGGCTAGGCCCAGTGTCACCTCTTTTATGCCAGAGGGACGAGTCCAACACGCCGTATCTTATAGTCCCATCCTCTGCTTCTTCTTCTAAGATCATATCAGCTAAGTCAGTAGCCGTAACCCTAGTTACATACATCTCTCTGTATATTACCAGTTGCTCTGAGGGAGACACAGCAAACCACACAACACCTGTCCAACTGCCGTAACCGTAATCGCAAGCTCTGAACTTCGTCCAGCTATTAGGAATGTTATAAGGCTCAACAACGTGTACTTTTCTATTGAACTCAGGGAACGCTGCGCCCTCATTAACATCCCAGTTTCCTTCTAATAGTTGTTTGCGTTGATGCTCTGGCATAGATAAGAGCATTGTTTCGTAGTCACCACTGTCAGCTAGATACGGATTGTCAAACAAACTAGCAGGTATAAACCTACGTTTAAACAAACCTTGTCCTGCTTTGGTGTGGCCTTTAGGGTACTCTAAGCGATCCCCTGTTTCAATATCAGTAGCCCAGAAAGGCTTGTTAGGTTTAGAAGGATCAATAAACATCTTCTTAACCCATTGATGTCCAATAGAACCGGGGTTAGTTGTAGCCCTCATGTACAAGCCTAACTCAGGTGCGGAGCTACGTAAGCGTGAGCGCATATAGTTCCACGCAAACGGTGTAGCCCATTGTGTTAACTCATCAAATGCAATGTAGTTAAACGCCTGTCCTTGATAGCGCATAACGTCTTGGTCTTTATCTAGGTAACTCATCCAGATGCGACCACCTCTAGGTGTAACCCATTGTGACTTACGCTCTGACCACTTAATGCCGGGAATAGCTTTAGGGTACAACTCTTGACTTTTTTGTATAAGCTCCCTAAGCTCTTCTGTAGTGTGCCGTACAAGTAACCCACTGAAGTCTTTATGGTTAAGACTACGTAAAGGGTCTGCTAGTGTAGCGTAAGACTTGCCACCACCCGCTGCCCCACCATATAGTACTTCACGTTCACTAGAAGCTAAGTAGTCTGTCTGTGGCCCTGCGTTAGGTTTAAAGACAATGTTCTGTGCTTCCTCTACATCAAAGGGCGCAGCTATAGGGGTAGCAGGAGCCTTCTTTGTTTCACGTGAAACATTCTTAGTTGGCTTCGGTGTAGTAGCCGACCCTTTCTTTTTCAAGCGTTTCGTAGTGCGAGATGGCTTTTTGGAGCCTTTTGGCAAGCTCACGTTTAATTCTAGCAACTGTTTTACGTTTTCGCTCAATGTCTACTCTTTTCTTTAAACCCATGTGAGATATGCTTCTGCCTGACTGTGTAGTTAACCAAGCAGAAACTTCTCTATAACTATACTGCTTTAAATGTTTCTTTGCAAGCTCTAATAGTTCCAGTTCTCTAACAATAGGGTTTAACCATTCTTCGTTATCAGGGTCTATCTCGTAACCCCAAGGAACAGGTTTGACTAACCTTGGTATTCTTTCCCACTTCTTCATCTTGTCAGGCTTAGGTAACATCCAGAAACCTAAATCATTGTTAGCAAAGAAGTTAGTCATCAGTACTCTCTTTAGGTGGTAGAATAAACAAACCTCCACTAGCCTCTACAGCTACCTTCTCAGTCTTAACTACACCAGCACGATCAAGTATCTGTCCTGCTGCTACCATCTTCTCTTTAACACCCAACTGTGTAGGGTCCATAAGTGCACTACCGTAAGCTACAGCAGCTTTAGGGCCAAGCCTAGACATGTAAGTCTTGGTAGCCTCAAAGATTTCATCCTTTAAACCTTCAACTACTACACGGGTAGCAGTACCATCAGAGTAACCTGCAAGCTTCTTAGCTTGTACAACATCACCTTCTGCCTCATCAAACAAGACTTGCATAAAGAGTTGTTGCTTTTCGTTTAATTTCTTGCTCATGTTACTTTCCTGTACGGCTTGGCAGCTTTAGCCGCTTTCTTAGGTTGCTTAGAGAACTGCTTACCTTTTGCTGTATCTTCTCTTTTTTTAGCTGTAGAAGCTGCATACGCCCCAGCACCCATAGCCTTGATAGCATTAGCTGGAAGGTAACGTTCTCCTGTAGCTTTTGAACCTTGCGTAGAAGGTTTACCACTCTTAGTTCTCCAATCCTGCTTTGTCCATGACTTAAGACTTTTTTGACTTGCAGCCAAACCGCCCTCTTTCATTTTAACTACTTTTTTTTTAACTTAGCTTGTGCGGTCTTGCTTAAGTCCTTTGCATGAAAAAGTTTTTTAGAGGACTTAGACATCTTAGCCCCCGTCATAAGTTTTCCATCACTGTGCTTGTGGGTTTTTCCTGTCCACTCAGTGCCATCACGCAGATAATGCTTTACACCCTTCATGACTTGTATCCTCCTCCTGCTTTTTTGTAAGCCTTAGCAAGCATCTGTGCTTTACGTGCAGACCATTGTCCCGGTGCGCCACCGCTACCACCAGATTTTATTCTACTAAAGATTTGTTTGCGCTTTCCCGGTTGAGTGTAGTTACCTGCTGCATTTACAGTAGAGCCGCCCTTAGAGAAAGCTCTTTTAACCTTTGGTTTAGCTTTGGTCTTTGTTGAAGAACTTTTGCTTAATCTCGCCACGGGTAACTCCAATGTCCTTAAGCGCAGCATCTGACATATTAACTAACTGCCAGTATTGCACTCTACGCATTTGACTATCTTGTAATGCTTTGATAAATGTTTTAAACATGGTATAACTCCTCTATGTATTACCACAGACAGTTATACCATG